ACGGCGCATGACTCGTCCATTGGCAGCACGGTTTACGGGTACACGAATTACCCGCATCGGGCCACGAAAACCAACATGGTCACACCGACCAGCTCAAACCCGAACTCTACCGTTGACGATGTGCTGGCCATGCGAAGCAGCTTGTACAGCAACAAATTCTACGGGCCTTTCATGGTGTACCATTCCACGGACTGGGATCAATTTTTGGATAACGATTACGCGTTTGTCAATGGCACCGATTACGGAGTGAATCCGTCCGTGACCTTGCGGGAACGGCTCAGGAAGATCGAAGGCATACAGGATGTTCGCCGGTTGGATTTCCTGACTTCCACTTACACGATGATCCTAGTTCAGATGACCAGCGACGTGGCCCGCGCAGTCATCGGCTTGGACTTGACCACGGTGCAATGGGAAGAAAAGGGCGGCATGAAAAAGCTATTCAAGGTGATGTGCATTAATGTGCCGCATCTCCGATCTGACTACTCCGGTAATTGCGGGATCATGCACGGGACCACTACGTAACGGGGGCAGACATGGCACAGCGATTCAAGGTGAAAGATAACGTGCTGGTGGTGGATCAAAAGCACAAGGCAAAAGGAGCGGCGGGGAAGGTTTACCGGGTCAAGCCGGGGACTCCTGACGCGGCCTATTCGGTCGTCACCAGTGATTACAAGAAAGATTTCGACGCCAAGGATAACCAATTGACAGGAGCATGACCATGAAATTCCGCCTTTTGCAAGGGCAGCACGTTCAGGGACCAAGGAACAAGCCGCAGGTTTACAACGCCGATGGTTCCGGGGATGGCAATGTCATCGAAAGCGCCGTGGACCTGTGTGCCCGGTTTAACCAATCCAATGGCAAGCCGCAGGGCGAGGCTTTTCGGAAATTCGACAGGGTATATGAGGAGCCTGCTGCTGCCGGCAAAAAGTCGGCTGGGTGAAAATCGGATTTTCGGCAGGCCATGTTAAGGAGCATTACATGAGACGGCTAGCAGCGATATTGGCTCTTCTTCTTTGGCCGGGGCTTCTCTTCGGCCAGTCAACCGATCTGTACGCACTACGGGCCAAGTTGATTGCGGAAGGGAAAGTAATTTCCAGTGCGGTTACGTACAGCCCGTTGCCGGCAACCTACGATGCCGGCGGCAATTTAATAATCCCGGCCGGCTGAAGTAGTGGTGGATGCCCGCCGGGCGCGGGCTATGGACCGCCGAAGATTACCGAATCCCGAAGCGGATCGGTGTTCGCACATTCCGCAAGGCTGCCTGACTGGATCGTAAATTCCTCAGTGAGGGTAAGGACGGGCAACAGCGGCGGTAGCGGCACGGTTGTAGAAATTAATCGGGAAGACGAAACCTTTATCGTCATTACCAATCGGCATGTGTGTCCGCAGCCGGGGGCGCCTGTCCGTGTCTTTTTCCCGGATGGGCGGAATGTGGCAGGAGTATCCCTGGGGCCGGACGATAAGGCCGATCTTGCCTGCCTGGAGATGCACGGCCAGGCCAGTAATTACGTGCCACTGGCCGAAGCTAGTCCGAAGAATCAGACAGGCATTTACCAGTGCGGCTATCCGAGCGGTAAGGGGCCAATCCAACGGCAAGGATACGCACTGGGCATGCATTCTTATTCGCGGACGGCCTGGAATCTCGATTTGCAATGTGTCAGTTATTACGGCGATTCCGGTAGCGGCATCTTTCGGCAAACCGACGGCAGGCTTATCGGCGTTCTCTGGGGTGGGGCAGATGGATCCAGTTCTTCGGCCGTTCCGGTTGAATATTGCCATGGATTTCTGAAGCGAATGAGAGAGCGTATCCAGGCGCGACGCGATGCCCGCAGCAAAATACGCCGGCCGGGTTCGCCTGGTATCATTCCTCCGCCCAAGGGGGCGGACTCGCAATGCCCGCCGCCGCCAATTCAACCGCCGCAACCGCCTTATGCACCACCGACGCCAGCGCCGCCCGGTAATCCATACCTGCCCGGCAACCCCGGCCTGGCCGATCTGGAGGCCAAGGTAGCGATGCTCAAGCAAGAGGTGGATTGCCTGAAATATCGACCGGGCACACCGGGGCCAGTTGGACCGCAGGGGCCAAAAGGCGAACCGGGCGAAGGCGCAGACCTGGGACTTATTGCCGTGCTACGGGCACAGATTGCCCAGCAGCGCAAAGAAATCGACGACCTGAAAACACAGACACGGTTGCCGGGGCCGATGGGGCCGGCCGGGCCAAAAGGCGAGCCGGGCCAAAGCGTGGACGTTGATAAACTTGCGGCGATCCTCCAAAGGCTGGAAACGCAAAACACCAAACTAAATTCCGACGTGGTGGCGTTGCAATCAGCACGCTATACGGCGGAATTACTGGATACTGCTGGCAATGTTCGCCAGCGTGTGGAGTTCGGGAAAGACCAGCCGTTAAAGCTGAAGCTTATCCCGGTGAAACCTAATTAAGGAGTATTTTCCATGGCTGAACCGATTGTTGAAGCTGGCAATTTACAGGTCGCCTTGACCGCGATGGCCAGCGAGTTTGGGGCCGCGTCCGCTTCCCGCGTGCGCCGGTTCGATCAACTCAGCGTCGATAGCTCCAGTATGTGGAGTGTGGCCCTGACTACCCCTACCGTAATGGCGGGCATGGGATTCCAGGCGGCCGCCGGCCATATGCCTCCGCGGCAAACGGAAACCGGGACCATAGCTGGCCAGGCAAAACCGTAAGGCGGTAAGGCGGTGAGGCGTGACTATCGAAGAACGGATTGCCGAGGTGCGGAAGGCCGACGAGGAGGCTGTTTTGGCGGGGTCGGCCTTCCTGCTGGGCCGATTCGGGGAATACCTGGAGGCGAAATATGGCCGAGCCATCGACAAATTCACCAGAGCCGCAGCAGCCGCCGCCGCAACCCCGGCCGATAGCCCAAAAATTGGGTGACGTGCTCAAGGGGTTGGGCGCCGCGGGCCATGCTCTGGGCCTGGGAAATGTCGCGGGCATATTGTCCGATGCCCGGCAACGCACGCGCGACAGCCACCGGGCCATGGCCAAGGCGGCAGGGATGGGCGATTGCCTGGAAAAGGGCGGTGAAGATATGCAAATCACCGTTACCGGAGATATTCATCAGGAATTGCAACCTTCAGTCCCGCAACCGGCCCGGCGTATTTTGCCTTGGGTATTGGCGGCGGCCCTGGGCGCCGGCGGCATCGGGGTGGGGGCCATGGCCGCCTTGCAATACTTACTGCCGCAACCGCCCACGGTACAGAAAATCGAAAACACGACCACTGAAGGATTTTTGATCGAGCTGGTGCAACCGGAGAAAAAGTAATGGCCAGAACTTCTTCGGCCGCCGTGCAAGCGATCCTGGGTAGCAACTACGATGGGTCAACGTCCTTGACGCCGTTTATTGATACGGCATCAAGCATCGTTGACAACGTGAGCACGTGCGCGACCGCCCGCGACGATGCTCTGACAGTGGCCGAGCTGGAGTTGATTGAACGCTGGCTGACGGCTCATTGCTATGTGCAAATGGATCAGACGTATGCCAGCAAATCAACCGAAGGGGCGGGAGCTGGTTTTCACGGACAGACAGGAATGTATCTGGAAAATTCCAAGTACGGGCAGATGGCTCTTTCGGTGGACCATAGCGGCTGTTTGAGTGGGCTGCAAAAGGGCGGCGCTGCAAGGGGCTTTTGGCTGGGCAAGGCGCCAAGCGGCCAGACCGCCTACCGTGATAGGGATTGATATGCCAGCGATGGAATCAGCCTACCGTTTGCAAACAGCCTTGCTCTGGGAGCTGACGGGAGCGGTTGACGATTATGGCGAGCTGGTCGTGACTGATCCGGTTGAAATAATGGCGCGGTGGGTAAAGAAGGAAGGGGACCGGCTGGACAGTGCGGGGAATCGGATAAGTTACGACGCAACGGCAATCGTGGCCCGGGAGATTTCGGTTGGCTCACGCATGTGGCTGGGTGATGAGGACGAATGGGCCGGGACGGGAACGGCCGATGGCGAAGACGTGATGATCGTGGTCGCCTACAGCGAAACGCCGGACTTGAAAAATCGGGACATCCGGAGATCGGTCGCCCTGAAGTATTACAAGGAAATGCCGGACGAATAGCCATGCCGAAAATTGAAGGAATTAACAGCCTGAAAAAGAAACTGGCAAAGCTGGCCAATCAGCACCAGCCGGCATCCGTGGTTGTTGGATTCACGAGCCGCTACGCGATTTACGTTCACGAAAACATGGAGCCGAAACTCAAGGGGGAGAAAAGGCCCAGCGGGCTGGGCGTTTACTGGGGGCCGTCTGGCCAACCGAAATTCCTTGAGCAGCCGGCCAGGGAATTGGCCAATGAGCTTGGCCGGATTGTCGGCAAGGGGGTAGCTGCTGGCCAGGGTGTTGAGGACGCGTTGTACGTGGCCGGGTTGCGATTGCAGCGGGAAAGCATGCAGCTGGTGCCGGTCGAATACGGCGATTTACGCCGTAGCGCATTCACGGAGAAGGAATAATGCCAGGCACGCTGACGCACAGTCCCGCCGACATTCTGAGATGGTGCCTGATTGACTTGGGGCACGGTACGGCACCCAGCGATGGCCTGGCATGGCCGGTAAGCGTGGGCGGCGAACTGGCGACGCCTGACAACGCGGTAACGATTTACGACACCCAGGGCGTTGGCCATGGCCGAACGAATCCGGACAGGGAGCGGCAGGAGCACCATGGCGTACAGGTACGGGTACGGGGGATCAACCAGCTGGTCGGCTACCAGAAAGCACGGCAGATAGCCATAGCGCTGGATGGGGAAATAGAGTTGACTCCGGTTGTCAGGGACAGCAGCGATTTCACGATTCATGCGGTGACGCGGACGACGGACGTTATCGCACTGGGACGTGAGCCGGAAGGCAAACGGTGGATATTTACGATAAACGCGATAGCGTCTATCCGAGAAGGTTAAGGAGCATGGGCGAGGCTCTAAGGTGAGCCTCGGAAAATCGCTTGTAAGGT